GGTGAACAGTTTTGTACAGTTCACGCAGAAATGCTCATTCCGGTCATACCGCGGCAGTAATGGGGCGCCACAGTCTGGGCAATGTCTCACAACAGCGCCTCGTCATAGGCGTCCTTCATCCGCTTCTCGAGGTGCTGGCGGTTCGTCCGCCACAGCGAGGCCTTATCCCAGGCGTCGTTATCGTCCCGCTCCTCTTCCACCATCGAAAAGATGTTCAGCATCAAATACCGCAGGGCGTCGAAGAGATGCTCGTAGATCCCGTCCTTCTTGGGATGATTCTTTAGCCGCCCTTCCTTGTCCTTGCCTGTTGCGCCCACATCCAGCACGTAGCCGCCTTCAAACCCCTCGATCAAGAGGGGATTGCCTTCGGGATCGATCAGCATTCCGGGCTCGCCGTTCTCCATCACCCGGAGTTTTTGGTCCATGATCTTTAAGCCCTCTTCCCGATACGAAAACTTCATATTCATGTGGATGCCGAACCGCTCCAGCAGGATATGCGTGCTCGCGCCCTTATCGCTCTCCTGCGCGCCGGCCGGATCGCCGTAGTCCACAATCTTTTTCGCTCCGGGAAAATGGATGTTCGTTAAGCCCACCACTTGCTCGCCAAAGTCCCAAATCTTTTTATTCGTCTCCAGCACCGACCGATGCACCCGAACTTGATTCATCCCGCCGAGCTGGGCAAACACGCAGGCAGGGTGCGCCTGGCCAAAGTCCCAGCCTCTGAGCAGGGGAATCTTGGGATCGAACAGCAACGGCCGCACATGCACCGAGCGATTGAAGTTGGGAAAGAAGGGCTGATCGGAGGAGATCGTGTAATTGATCTCCATCTCCCGCTGCCAATCGCGGTCCGAGCCTTGCGCCTTCTTCGCCTTGGCAATCCAGGCATCGCCGACGGGCCTGCCGGGACACTTATTGGGATCGGCGGTGTAATGCACGACGAGGACGCGCCAGCCCTTAGGCGTCGTAAAGCGCCACATGCCGGGAGCCGGCGATTCCAAGTCCTCGGGGACCGCAATGCCCTTGAGCACGTTGTTCGGGAGCGTCGTTCGCTTGCCGGGGGCAGGGCCGGGCCGGGCATACGCCGCCGGAATCTCTTCTTCTTCCGGCTCCGGGCTCTGATCGTCGTAGGCCCAGCGATTGGCGTTGTCACAGTCTTTGCACCGCTGCCGACGCCCATCGAGCCGATCCTTTTGGACGTAGAAATCGTCCTCCAGATCCTTCGGGATGCCGCAGTCGACGCAGGTTTTCAGCGCCACTTCCTGAGCCCTCGTTTGATCGCCGCCACTTCACGAGCCCACATGCGGGTCAAGGTCCGTTTCAATCCATCGCGTTTCGCGCGCACCAACTGTTGCTGAGTAAACGTGATCTTGATCACCATACCCCTGTCAGCAGCCGTGACATTAACCCGCCGGACTCGGCTGAGGACACGCCGATGAATTGGCCGCCCCCCACCAACGACGGCATGGCCGCGCGAATCGCCTTTCTGGCTTCCGGCTGAAAATCCAGCTCATCGGCGAACAGGCCGGACATCGTATGCGAGCGCACTATGTCGGGGCCTTGAGGGATGCCCCAGATTTTATTGTCCTGGAGGGGGAGCTCCAGCTTGGACATGTTTTCCTTGGCGCCCGTCATGCGCGGCCGAATCGTTTTAATCCATTGGGGGAGGTGATCGTGCATAAAGTTCACGCGATCGATCAGCGCCACCGCATCCTCTTCGCGTTTCGATTGGACCAGCCAGAGCTGATGTTTAAAGATGAGATTGAGGCCGAGGATGTGCGTGAGCACGGCCCAGCTAATCATCACCTGGCGCGATTTCGGCATGAGGGTCGGAATCTGATCCACGCGGTTTTGCCACAGCTCCTGCATCACAATCCGCAGATAGGGCAGATCCGGCAGGGGTTCCACGCAATCGTTGCGATGCTCATCGCGGGTTTTAAAGAGGCCGTGGCCGAGGAGAAAGTCGGGCCAATCCTCCGCCATCGCGCGCAAGGTCGCCTCCGCCTTTTGCCGGCCGGTCAGGTCTTCAGTCACGCTTTCCCGGCGAACAGTTGCTGCTGTTGCTGGAGGATGACGGCCAAACGCCGGATTTCTTTCTCACACGTTTTGATTTGTGCGGTCCAATCGGCCACCGCTTCTTTCTTGTCTTCCTTCAACCCTTCCAGCCGAAGCACGAGTCGCGCGAGTTCGACGCCCGCACGTTCACCATCGAGATTATTTTTGGGATCAGCCATTGGTCTCCTCCTCTAGTGGTTCTGCCGGCGGATGCACGGTCACGTCCACCGGCGGTTGGCTCTCGATCTTGCGCTTGAGCACGACCTTGGCCAGCGCGGCCAATTCCAGATCGTCCTCGAGCGCCTGATCCTTGACTTCATCCCCCAACAATTCTGAGGCCGCCTTGCCAGACGCGAGCGAAAACCACCCCAGATCGCGGATCTCCTTGGGCTCCAGCTTCTTCGCCGGCACCACCGTGCCGTCCGGCAGAATCGTCTCACTCATGTCCTTCGCGAGCTGGCCTAACCCCTTCGCCGCAATCTTGGCGGACAGATGCGCGTTGCCAAGGTGTTTGTATGCCAGCTTGTGGCGAAAAAGCTTCAGTTTGAATTTGGTTTTGGGCTCGCGGATCGTGCGCTCCACCTGATGAGGCGTAACGCCCACCTTCTCCGCAATCTCCTTCGTCGTCAATTTTGTCCCCATCTTGGCCCGGGTAATCTTCTCCCGTTGCTCAGGCGTGATGGGCTGGTAGGGCCGAATGTAGCCGGGGAGGTCCCGGGGGTCACCGGCCATCCCCGCCACCCACAAATCGGACAGCGACATTGCTCAGGGACGTGCGGATCGTTCGCATCAAGGAGAATCTCATGGTGGCATTTCGGACACACTTTCCTGATTACCGCGCAGGGTACACCGTTATCCGGCTCAATACAATCACGAAGGCAGAACTCCCTGCTCTGCGAAAAAATGCTTGCGTAGGGCGGCGTCTTTCGGTATAGAGGAAGGCAAGACCCCCACCCGTGGCAGAGGAGGATCATTGATGAATCCCGTTGCGATCACCACCCCCACAGGATAACCACCCCACGCAGGGCGCCCGTGCAACCTCACGGACCGTCATCTTCCCCCTGCGTTTTTCCGTGAGGCGGTGGGACGCGAGGCCGGTGCCGGGGACATCATCCCGGGTGCCGGCCCTTTTTTTCTTTTCGTGCCCGGTCGGCGAACGTCTCCGCCACCTCCAGCGCATTGTCCGCCCTCTTCTCGGTCTGCACTTGCATCTCGCCCAGCCGGCGCTGCAGCTCCGCAATCCGTTCTTGCGCGGTGTGATACCAGGCACGCTCAACAGGCGACGGCCAGTGGGTAATAGGCCACGCATCGCCTCGCTTGATCGCCGCTGCCGCATCGTTCAGGATTTTCCACAGCGAGGCGTCCTGTTCCTTGTCGCCATCGACGATCTCCTCTAACTCTTTGATCTTCGCCTCCAGCTCCGCCACCTTCGCCTGATGCTCGGCCTCCAGCGCGGCGATGTGGCCGAGGAGTTGGACGGCGTGACAGGGATACGCGAACCCACAGTAATCGCATAGGTCGCCGGTTGTGACATGATTTTCCGCGATAGCTGCCAGTTCATCTGGTGGTACGCGCGCGATCTCAGCCATGGCACTTCAACCATTTCAGTGCAGCCTTGGCAACATCTTTCCGGGTAGCGTACCCGTCATCAAACGTACCGTAGGCAATCTTTTCTAGTGCCTCTGTTAGAAATACAAGCTCCGCCTGCAGCGCGGCGATATGGCCGAGGAGTTGTCGGCCCTGCGCTGTCGATAACCCACGATGATTCGGCAAGGCATCGTCCTGCATCTCCGCCAACTCTTCCGGGGGCAAGCGCGCGATCTCACTCATGGGCTTTGTCCAGCAGTTTGGTGCTCGGCGTAATATCCACAGCCTTCACTTTCTTGAGAGTTTTAAAACAGGCGTAACAAATCCATTCCTTTAACTCTTTGAGATACAGGAGGCGTTTCACGCCACACAACGGACACTTTTTATAATTTGTCATGTATCGCGCGTGATCTCAGCCATGGGTCCTCGCGGCTTCGTCTTTAAGGTTCTTCACTTTCTTCGCCGCACAGGATTCGCAATAGCGTCCGTAGGACGCATTCCGATCGTTAAAGACTTCCATCGTGGCCCATCGACAACACGAATGACATTTCGTACGTATATCTTTCGCGTAAGGCATTAGCGCGCGATCTCAGCCATGGCGTAGCACCTCCCTCATCGCTTCCATCACACGTCGCGCCGCGAGCTGCATGTTGCCGTCTGTCATGGTGAGCCCTTCCTCATCGCCTGCGTTGAGCATAGCCTCCACGAGCGCCTGCATGTCCGCCTCCAGCGCGGCAATGTGTGGTGCAATGATTTCAACAAACCGCTCCCGCGAGATAAATAAGCGACCGCACGAAGGATCAAGGCACTGACCAACGCACTTCTGCCACAAGGCATTAATCTCAACAGAGCGCGCAATCTCAGCCATCCCCTTTCACCCCCTTCACCGCCCTCCTCACGTACTCTCGCCCATCCGC